AATGCAACTTTATTAATAATGTTTTGTACGGTAGGCGATAATTCGTCATATGCTGCTTTGATTTCTTTAACCTTCTCGATGAAATTAGCGAACATTTCACCGAATCTTTCTCCTGCTGCAGAAGCGACGCCATCTAGGCTATCAATTTGATCAGTGAAGTCGTTAATTAAAGGTTTTAATTGTGAAAAGAACCCTTCTCCCTTTTCGCCGCCGTCTAAAAACGAAGCTCCTAAACGACCAACTGCCGCCCACATGTTATCTATTGCAGCAGTAAAGGATTCCTCTCCAATTGTTTTGGCAGCACCGCCGATGTTCTTCTCGATAGCGTTCAAGAGCATTTCGGAGGATATTTCCCCTTCTGACGCTAACTCCTTGACTTCTGATGCAGCTACACCGGCTTCTTCTCCCAGCCATTGATAGATCGGTATTCCTCTATCGGCTAATTGGTTCAGGTTGTCGGTATACGCCACTCCAGATGTCTGTACTTGGTTAATGATGGAACCCATTTCTCCCAAGCTAATACCTGCTATGGCGGCAGCGTCACCGGTTAATGATAAATACCTTGTCAATTCTTTTCCTGGCTCAATTCCCGCGGCAACTGCACTAGCTGCAGTTGTTGCTGCTTCATCCATTCCGAACGCTGTACCTTTAACGGAATCGAGTGCGGAATTCATGATGGTTTCTACACCTTCAGCATCATGCCCTAAACCTGTTAATTTTGCTCTTGCGGTGTCTATACCGATGAGACGGCCAAGACCTTTGCCGATAGTTATACCAGCTATTGCACCTGCTGCGACTGTAGCCGGTTTAGTTATACTGTTCGTCAAACTGTTACCTGTTTCTTTGGCGCCTCGCCCTATACTTTCTAGCTTTTTTCCAGCTGTTTGCACAGACTTACCAATACTTTCAAAACTCTTTTGCGCTGCTACGCTCATACTCTGAATACGTTTCGCGATACCGCTTGTAGACTTTCCAATATCCGTGGAACTTTTGGAAAAGTCCTTGCTCATTTTTCCACTCGTTTTACTACTTTCGCTTTGCAGACTGCTTATATCCTTTTTAATACCTTGGATAGTAGACTTTAATCCATTTGCTTTTGCGATGAAGGAAGCTTGCAACTCTCTTACAGTTGCCATAGTTTACCTCCCTTCTATTAAGTTTTGTTGTTCTATATACTCATTAGGGTCAAAATCCCATTCGTAAGCCTTTTTAGATTCCTTTTTCTTGTCAGCAGTATTAGGCGCTAATAGACTTTCAAACTCTTTTTTAGCCTTTAGGTATTTAGGGTCTGGTTTGTCCATTAACGGTTGAGAGAAAATATTAGAAAGATACTGGATATACATTTTTGCCTTTTCTTGTTCAGCTTTTGCTCTTTCTTGCTCCAACTCCATATCCATGTATTTAAACAACTCAACAGCAGGACTTGTTACAACCTCTTTCCTCCCACCCAATTTCTTGGAAAGCTTGAATATAAAGGCTTCCTCTATGCTTGCACTTGTTCCGTCTGCTTGTTCGGGTTGAAAAGACTCATAACTTTCACTTGTGCTTTCGTCAACTCTAAAGACTTTTTTGCGCGCTTAATTAATTTATCGATGTCATTTACCTGAATAACTGCATCGTAAATATCAAATACATCTTCTGCTTTTTGTCGCACTAGCGTGTCGTATTCAACATCAGATAGAACGGAAAGCAATTCCAAAGTTTTCTCCGGCAATTCCACTAGTAACAAGTCCATTGAATCAATTGCTCTTTTAAGAATTTTCATTCCAACTTCTGCAATCTCTTTATCTTGTCCAGATTGAAATTCCTCCAATATGTCTTGAATTAATGCTTGTAAATTCTCGTTATCTTTGGCGGATACGAAAATATCCTTAATCACTTTTACTGCATCTGTTATTTGTAAAATATTTACTTTTTCAATTTCGTGTTGTACTGTTTGCACTGTGTTATCCTCTTTAACTTTTAAATTTACTTTCATGGATTAATCCTCCTAGTTTTGAGTATTAAAAAAGAGCAGGGGATTTCCCTACTCTTTACTAATCAATGCTTTTAACGCAGCTACCTCTTCTTCTGTAAATTGTGGTTCTGCATCTTTACCGGGATCGCCCTTAGGTCCTTGTGGTCCCGTGTCTCCTTTTGGCCCTCTCTCGCCTGCGTCTCCCTTGGGACCTTGAACACCTTGATCGCCTTTGTCACCTTTATCGCCTTTTGGACCTTTTAGGGATTCCAGCCATTCTTCTACCGTCCCTTCAAATCCATTTTCTACAGCAATATCATAAGCTGACTTGCCATCCGAACCGCCTTGAATCGACACTGGGAGTGGGTTATTCGTTGAGATAGCCACCGGATTATCATCCTTATCATAATACTGCGGTAACCCTACTTTAGCGCCATAAATTTCCGTGTATAATACTTCTTTATCTGATTTTGGCATAATTGACTAACCTCCAATTTATTTATCGTCATCCGGATTTTCTACTACAAAAGCCATTGATGGCTGCGCAGATTGGATGACGTTTACTCCTTTGGGATATCTGCATTCGGATCAACTGGCCCTCGATAAAAGAAATTACCTGGTTTAGATGCGTCGAATCCTTCTCTTGGCATCATTGTAAGGGTGATAGTTACGTTACCTTGCTCTGGGTTATATTCACGTTCAAAGCCTTCTGTAGATGCCATATTGTAAATCGTCCAGTCCATATCTTTAACGTTCTCGGGTAATACCCTTGGATGGATAGTAACTTTACGACCTTTCAGTTTGGTTCCCATCTTAGCATCCATCGCCCCTACAACCTCGCTGGATGCGGTATCCGTGATCGATTCCGTGGAAGCAAGTGCTAATTCTAAGATGTCTGCATCTTCTTGTGCTGCAACAATTGTCACAGTTCCTTCCCAACCAGATAAACGGCGTTCTACAATCGTTTCGCCAAAGTCCGCTACTGTAAATTCCGTATATTGTGGTGTTAAGTTTAAGGAACCACCTTCAGCTTGCAGATAGTTCTCACCATCAAATTCAATCCGATCAGCACCTTCACCAATCGCAATGTCGGCAAGTCCAAATATATATTCTTTAGCTTTTGGTTCAGCCATTCATTTCTTCCTCCTTTAATTCCTTCAATGTCACGTCAAAATTGACGCTATACTCCATAATTCCGTTGTTATCTCCGATTCTTAACGGCTCGCTTGTAGCCACGACAAAAAGGACAAGATAATGTTTGGTTAACACTACTTGTCCATCTTTCTCGTAATCTACAGCAACCTTAAAATTACTTTTTTTATGCAATTGTTTATACGTTAGTTCTGCTGCTAGTTTGGCATAATCCCAATCACTGGAACGTATCCATACTTGATAGCCTGGATAGCGATATTCGGTATCGTATCTATCTGGTTGACCGCTTGATGATGCGTAAACAGTTCCTGTATTGTCATCCGCGAAATAATAATCCTCTGTCCATGCAAGGCCCGGGATAATTGACTGCAGTACCTCTCTAAAATAACCTTGTATCATTTGTCTATCCCCAAAATTCGTTCTAGAGCACGTGTATTCATCTTGTTGTAGTCCGGTTCTATGGCTTTGATCGTGTTTTCTAGATATTTACGACCCGGTTGATATCCTCGCCAATTAGGTTTTCCCCTCGTTCCTCTACCTCGACCATCTACGTAATGACCAGGATAATGCCTACCGTTTTCGTATTTATCATACACACCGGGGCGATATGGCTCCTCGTGGCGCCGTAATGCATATTCAAGATTAGAACCACCACGAACCACGATGTTCCTTCCCTCTTTTCTAGCCCTATCAAAGCTAAGGGAATCCTCTAAATCTCCATGATCATGATGGACAAGCGCTTTTGCGCCTTCCTCCGCCAGCATACCAAGTTTGGTCATTTCATCCATGATGATTTTCTCTGATTGTTTGTCCATCTTGTCTAGGATTTCAGCAAACTCGTCTAAGCCTTCCCATTCAATGTTAAATACATCGCCCTTAGCCATCGACATACACCGTCCTATAATAGACTTTGCTACCAGATAGATTAGTAGCTTCATCTTTGGAAACAATGGTACCAGTACCGTTTTTCCCATCAATTGTCACATAATCTAGCTTAATCCCATTATCAGGGTTGAAGTCACGCGGTAAATCGATTTCGAGATTAACACGGCGTTCTTGTCCATTTGCATCACGGATTAACTGTGATTTAAATTGGACGCGCGCTTTAGAGTCAATTGGCTTCGTTTTAGGTTTTCCGTACTTATCCGTAATTGGATTGCCATTCTCGTCCAAAATAGGCATGTTTGCGGTCACTTTTTGTCTCATAGGAGGAATCATATTAAACGCCCCACTTTCGCTTTAGGAACAGGCTCTAGCAATTGAATAACTGATGGTGCTATTTCCGTTCCTTCAAAGGTGACAGAAACTCCCTTAACGCTATAAGATTTCACACCGTGACGTTTTAACTTAGAAAATTCTTCTTCCTCTCCTTCAAGCATGTAAAGCACTTGTAAGGCTACCGCACGATCTGTGATAGATTCCTCTTTAAAGTTATCTTTTAACAACTCAAGAGCGCCAAAGATGATTTTATCCTGGTCTGTACTTTCCAATTCTTCATACAGACCGTTCCCATACATCTTATCGAGATATTCTTTAATCGATTCGGTTGTAATCATAGTGATCACTTCGTTTCTTTTTTAGCTTTTGAATCCTTTTTAGGTTCTTCTTCTTTAGGTTCATTGACAGGTGTAACCTTATCTCCTAATCGTTTAGCTTGTTCTTTTGTTAGTTCAACTTCATTACCAGTTTGAATAATCTTTCCTTTATGCACCAAATATGCATTAGCAATATACTTTGGCATGTTAATCCTCCTTTTAAAATTGAAAGAGCGCCTGTTTAGACGCTCATAATTACGATAGATTGTGGACGTTTTAACGCTGGGAATACTGCTTCACCAACTACCACGGATTCTTCTGGTGGGTTAGTTTTAACTGTAGGAACAGCAAATTTACCTGGTGTGTAATTATTTTCCACGGTTGGCCCCAACATTGTTTTTCCTAGATCGCTACCAATAAGAACTGCTTTGTTATCCTCGAGTAACTGTACTTCTTTGTCATCAATAACAATTACATCGTCATTTATTTGATAAGGTGGTAATCCTAATGCAGAAAAGGCATTTTGAATGTCTGCTTTCGTCAATAGACGTTGTCCGTTATCTTTGCCATAAATTTGTGTACGGATCTGTTCATTTTGCAATAGGTTTGCTTCTGTAGCACTTGTAATATGCATAACTACTGGTTTGCGACGTTGGTTTTGTTTCTTAAATTGTTCATCCGCCACTTGTAAATCAGATAGTGGATTAGAACCGGCATCACTCCATGGTGTAGTTGCAGTAACTTTGTTTTCGCTCGGAATACCAAAGTCAATATCGATATGAATGTCATTTTCGTCGTCATCATATTTTAGTTTACCGGTATAAACCGCCTGTGCCCTCATGTATTCCTCAATATCATCTACACCTTGGGAAAGTTCATCAGTAGACTGATAGATTTGTTCAATTACTGCGTTTGCTTCCTCTGGTGAACGTGGGCGGTTATATTGAATTAGTTGCGTTTCATCAAGTCTGAATCCATGTTGCACTTTAGCAACTTGTCCAAATGCTTTTTCGATCTCTTTTGTATCTCGTAATGGAGCAGATGCATTCCAACCTGTGATACTTGCTGCTGTAGCGTATTTTCCATTAATTACGTTATAAGCAAAGTTAATGTCATAAACATTTTCAGTAGGTAGAAACTGTCGTAATAGATATTCTCTTGATTGTGGAACGTTTTGTACGTAACCTGTCAATTGCGGTTGTTGAAATTCTGGTAATCTTAATGGCATATTTTATATCCTCCTTTAAATGTCAAAAATGATGCGACCTTTAGTAGCTTCTTTAAACGCATCGTTGACTCCAGTACATTTTGATTCGATTGGATGCCCAGCAGATAGAACACCTACTATTGGGTTTTGTCCTTTAATCACTTTTACATCATGAGATGTAAGACCAGCTCCTTTTGCTGTTGCTTCCGTTTCCTCTCCCCAAGGTTGATAAAGTCCGTTATCCCCTAAATATACCGCAGTTCCTGCATTAACATATCCTTCACCAAAGGCAGATCCATCAAGCGTTGCTCCACCTGTTTTATATTGAGTTCCTACGCTGTTACGCAAGAATTCTTTTTGACCAAATATTTTTTCAGTACGTGGTTGTAAATTCATTATTTATCCTCCTTTTTATGTCTCTCTAATGCTTTAAGTCGCCCTGCTTCATATGGGTCCACTTTCTTTTTCTTGTTGCTCTTTTGACGAGCCCCCGGGACAAAGGTAGACTTCCTTTTTCTTTTTGGTTCATCTTCTTCCTCATCGTCATCAGTTGCACCAAAATACTCTGGAAATTCTTCTTCTAATTCCTCAAATAGATCATCTAAGTTTTCTGGTTCCCCATCTTCATCCAGTTCAATGTCATCCACGTTGATCAGACGTGCCAACAACTTTGGATTCACTTGGTTGTCCACTGCAAACTCTTTAACCATTGCTCGTTTTTCTCTACGTTCAGCACGTTCGATGCGTTTTTCCTTTTCGGTTAACTCGGATTTAAGTGTTTCTAACTCATCCTCGTCATCTTTATCCTGCTTATCTCTCTTTTTGCCTGCCTGTTCTTTGAGTCGGCGATACTCTTCTGGATCGATGTCCTTATATTTGCGCATCCGTTTGTTAAGTTGTTCTTTTAATTTCGCTTGGTATTGCTTTTTA